ATTCCTTACTGCAGCCTACCTGAACTAGAGGCATGTATGGAGGTCTGGGGATTCATGGAAATGATTCACAGTCGCTCTTACACATATATCATCAAGAATGTCTATTCGGATCCCTCTGAGGTCTTTGATAAGATCGTCACGGATGAGCGTATTTTAGAGCGTGCTGCAAGTGTTACAGAGTCTTATGACTCGTTTATTAACTCAGCACATCAGTATGACAACAGCACCATGTGGGATCTTGCAAGGGAGGGTCACTATGCAGGAACCTTTGAACGCCGTGAGTTGAAGCGTAAACTCTATAGGGCAGTGGCAAATGTTAACATACTGGAAGGCATTCGCTTTTATGTCAGTTTTGCTTGTTCTTTTGCATTTGGTGAACTCAAGCTTATGGAGGGATCCGCTAAGATCATCTCCCTTATTGCAAGAGACGAGAATCAACACTTGGCAATAACTCAGAACATTCTGAACAAGTGGCGTGATGGTGATGACAAAGAGATGCAGGAAATTGCCAAAGAAGAGCAAGAGTATGTTTACTCTATGTTTGATCGTGCGGTGAATGAAGAGAAGAAGTGGGCAGACTATCTGTTCAAAGATGGTTCAATGATTGGTCTGAATGACAAACTCCTTCAGCAGTATGTTGAGTGGATTGCTAATCGTCGCATGAAGGCGATTGGTCTCAAGCCAGTTTATGATATTGCTGCTAAGAACAATCCTCTTCCCTGGACACAGCACTGGATCTCCTCTAAGGGTCTGCAGGTCGCTCCTCAGGAGACTGAAGTAGAATCTTATGTTGTAAGTGGAATTAAACAAGATGTCAAAAAAGATACATTCTCAGGATTCCAACTTTAATTGGAGAGAAGAGTATAAGAATACTCATCGTGTCACTAAGAGGCAGTTAGAACTACTGGAGAATGGTCCAGATAGTCTAGCTGCTTCTTGGGCTTTGAACGCCATGTATCAGCAGTGGAGGCGGGAAAATAATAAATAATACTATCAAAGTAAGTATTTCCCGTCATGGATTTTAGAACGATCAAAGAGGAATATAACAGCATCTATAAGTCTGCTCCTCAGAACCTGTCTGAAGAGACTGAAGAACTGGAATTGATCGATGAAGAGTATGAAGCAGAACTTGATGCTTTGGTTGATGAAGATCTCTTAGAAGAAGTTGTTCTTGAACTTCTTGATGAAGGTTTGACTGAAGATCAGATTGTCGAAGCATACGAAGAATTGATTGAAGCAAGAGTCACCTCTGATTCTGATCGTTCTGGTGGTGGTGCTAAGGTAACTTCTGGATCTGGTTCTAGAATGGCAGCAGCATCTAGACTTGCTCGCATGAAGAGTGCTCAAAAGATTGCTAGAGCAAAAGAGAGAAAGGAAAAAGTAAAAGGTGCAGTTCAGAAGGTAAAGGATACTGCGTCTAATAAAGTCAATAAGGCAAAGTCCAAGATCGCTATGGGCGCTCTGAAGGCGACTGGAACCAAACTGAAGGGTAAGAAGGGTCAAGACCTGTCATACTCTCAGACCATGACTGGTCACAAGTCTGTAAGAGACAAGGCGAAGGCAGCAATTAAGGCAAAGGCAAAAGCAAAAGCATCGGAAGCAGGTGACAAGGCAAAGGCAGCTGCTAAGAAGGCAGGTAGTGCTGCTAAGACTGCAGGATACGCTGCTGTAGGTGCTGGTGTGGCAGCAGGCAAGGCAGCAGGTAATGCTGCTAATAAGGCAGCAAGAGCGGCAGCAAGAGGCACTGAAAAAGCAGAGAAGGCAGTCAAGAAGAAGGTAGCATCTGCTGCAGTCTCTGGATACGCTGCTGCTAAAGCTGTCAAGGATAAGGCAACTGATGCCAAGAACAGAGTGAAGCAGGGCATTAAGAACAGAATCGCTCAGGCAAAGAGTAAGGTTAAGGGTGCAGTCGGTAAGGCAGCACGTAAGGTTGCTGACAAGGCAGGTGGAGTCGCTTCTAGAATGGGTGAAGAGACCAACTATGATCTCGTTCTCAAGTACCTCTACATCGAAGGTCATGTAGAGACTCTGGAAGAAGCAGAAGCAATCATGGTTAACCTCACTACTGAGGACGTTCAGACAATCCTGGAAGACTGCTGAACTGAATAGATTGTTAAGAGACCTCCGAAAGGGGGTCTTTTTTTATCTAAATACGATAAAATGGGTAATATGAATGAGTAGTGACTATGAAAATCCTTGGATTTACATGGAACGAGCTTTTAATTCTGATGATGTTGGGGACTACTTTGGTTTTGTTTATGAAATTACCAATCTCCTCAACGGTAGACGCTACATTGGAAGAAAGTATTTTTGGTCGTTTAGAACACCAAAAGGCAAAAAACGCAAAGTAAAACAAGAATCTGATTGGAAAAAGTATTATGGGTCCTGTCCTGAACTTAAGGAAGACATTATCAAACTGGGTAAGCAAAACTTTAGCAGAACTATTATCAGCCTTCATAAAACGAAGGGCAAAACTAATTTTGAAGAAACCCGACAGTTATTCGGTAACAACGTCCTCACCGAAGCCCTTGACGACGGGACTCCACTCTTCTACAATAGCAACATTCTCAGCAGGTACTACCGAAAAGACTATTATGGCAGAGAAGACGACTGAGCAACTCGTGAAGATGGTCAACGACTGGGCAGTTGAACGCATTGAGAGTATGGTTCAGAGTAGTGATACTACCCAACGTCAGGTTAAAGATGCACTTGCCCTTGCTGATGAGTTCAAAGAATGGTTTGAAGACGATGGTTCACCTGACATTGAGATCATGTCTATGGAGAGGTATTGATACCTAAATAATTAAATCCACCCAAGAGCAATACCTTGACAAGTCACAAGACTGTATCCTATATTCTGGTTTGCTTGTTGGACACCTAGCATTTTGTATGACTAACTTAACTAGGGACGTTTTAATCAAAGCAGTTGTCGCAGATGAGATGCGAAGCGTCAACGGCGATGTTTATACGGAGCAACTCAAGACCACATACCATAAGTGGGAGCACGCTTCGAGTTATGATCTCTGCATTAAGTACAATCAAATAAACAAAACAAATATCACTGTAGATTATCTGGCAAGATAAATACAACTGCCTTGCCTTCTACAAATGGCGGATACAAAGCCCAAAGTAGATGAGAAGGATCACGATGAAGACAAAAGTGAAGTTCTTGGTAATCTGGTGAAAGTTGTAGTCCTTATCTGGTCTGCATCCCTTCTCACATTCTCATACGTTAGACTTCCAAACGGTCAAAAGATTTTAGATTTTGATCCAACTTTTATAGCCTCGGTCTTTTCTGGATCGTTAGCTGCGTTCGGATTGAGTCCTGCTAAGGCAGGTGGTGGTAACGGATCTGCTAAGAAAAAGAGAGATGAAGAACCACCTGTGGTCTCAGCTATTGACAAACCAAAGCAGTCTTGATACACTCGTGATGTTGATTTGAGTAAGTCTATGAAAATCTTCGCTATTGCTGCATTGCTGGCAATTGCAGGAGGTTCCGCACCAAAGTACACACCCACAACTGTGGAACTTCCTGTGATTCCTGCCACTTGGAAGTGTCCTGATTGTTCACCTGCTGAACAGTATGTTCTGAAGGAACTGCAGGAACACACTAAGATTACTGATCGTAATGCCCTTGCAACTATCCTGGGCAACATCAAACAAGAATCTAAGTTCATCCCTAACATCTGTGAAGGGGGTGCTCGTGTAAACTATGAAGACTGCCATGTTGGCGGTTATGGTTTGATTCAGTGGACTTCCATTGGTCGCTATCAGAACCTTGGCAAGTTTGCTACTAAATATGAGTGCAACCCCAGCACTCTGGAGTGTCAAACTCGTTATATGATTAACGAGAGCACATTCCAACGATATCTACCTGAGTTTGAAGGTAGAGGTCAAACTGTCCACCAATACATGGTTCCTGCCTACTATTGGTTAGGATGGGGTATCAAGGGCGCAAGGGAGACCTACGCCTATCAGTACACTAAACAACTGATTCTGTCATGATTAAAAAAGCACTAGAATCCATTAAGGAAATTTTTATCCCCGTGAGATCAATTGCTGATGACATTGTTGTCAACATGGACGGCGGTGTAGGTGGATCTTGGGAAGTCAAGTGCTCTATTGATGATGAGGAGATTCCTTGTGAACAGTTGCAGGAACCAGAATATATTGGAGTTCCTGCTCCTGCATATCTTGTAGATGATCCTTGGTTTGGTCCTGCTCCAACTTACACGGATAAGCAAAAGGACTACATGGCAATTGAAGCAGAGTATAAAGAACAAGAACAAGCATCGTCTCCTAGTGTGGAGTCTGAAGACATCCATCAGATGATGTATCAAATCGCTACACGAACTGGCAGTCCAACTACTATTCAACTTGATCCTCCTGGTGGTTCTGAGAACTTCCATGAAGGACCTGGTGGTTGGCATTCTGGAACTGGTTACAATCAATTTCGCAAAGACTGAAGATGAGCAACGTACCTACAGGCGCACTTAACGATTGGGGTCATAATGACCTTGAGGGATTCGCAAATTATATTGGATCTCCTGTACAGCACATTAAAGACCTTGCCAAGAAGAATCAAAAAGAGATTGACAAGGCACATGGCAAAGAGGTGGTTGACGAGGAGGAAACCACCTGATATAATAAAAACATGGTTCAGTAGCTCAGTTGGATAGAGCAACTGCCTTCTAAGCAGTCGGTCGCTGGTTCGAGTCCAGCCTG